ATGGCCACCAAGACCCTCGCCGCGCGCACCGCGCAGCTCGCCGAGGTCGGCCTCACCCCGCTCCTCACACAGGCGCAGGTCGAGGCGTTCTACGGCGTCTCGGACTGGACCGTGAACCAGTGGGTCAAGCGGGGGTGCCCCGTCGAGCAGACCCCGTTCCGCGGTCGGCGCTTTGACCTGGACCGCGTGAAGGCGTGGATCGCTATCGACGCCGCCGCGTCCGCCTGATCATTCCCGCGATGTGAGTCGGGGCCGCACCGGATGCAGCCCGGATGCGACCCCTCGGCTCACCTCACCCACTCACCTACCGAGAGATGAGGCTCCCCGTGAGCACACAGATTACGTCCCCGCCGGATGCTGCCGAGGTGCAGCGCCGCGGGTACACGGCCGCTCTGGCGGTCGTCGAGCAGATCCTCGCGCTCAGCCCGATCGTCCCCACCACGGTCACCGTGCAGTGCGCCCACTACGCCCCGGAGGAGCCGAGCGTGGAGGTGTACTTCCACCAGTCGGCCGACGGTGTCGAGGCGCTGGCGCAGACGCTCGGTGCGACGGTCACGACCACCCCGTTCAGGCCCCGCGACCCGCGTCCGTACGTGGAGATGAATGCGGTCGTAGCAGGGTTGCCGGTCCGCGCGTGGGCTCTGCTGGACATCCCGGCCTCGGCCGTCGAGATGCCGGAGCCGTACGCCTGCGCTTGGTGCGGGGTCTCGCTCCCGCACGGCCGTCAGTACATGAAGAGCGTCGGTATGCACAAGTGGGTGCGGCCGTCTGACGCACAGATCCTCGCACGCATGAAGGCCCGCCGCGCCGCCCGCGGAGGTGTCGGCCGTGGCTGACTCCCGTACGCCCGTTGACGGGCCGTTTCGTATCTCCGTCGAGCGCATCCCGGCCGGGGTCACGCTGGACCTGCGCCCCTTCGTCGAGGCCGTGCTCGTCGAGCTGGTCACCGAGCACGCGGACACAGTCGCGGACATCCTCGACGAGCAGGCCGACGCCCGGCCGTACGACGGTCACCGGGCCGAGTCGCTGCTCGTGGAGCGTCTGCTCGCCGAGGTGAGTACGCGCCTGCCGGTGTACGGGCGGCAGTGCTCGGCTCTGGCGGACAGCATCCGGGCTGCGGCCGGTCTGCGAGGTGCGGCGTGAGCGCCCGCTACCTGATCACGTTCGAGCGGATCGGCCGCCACGGTGGCCGCGACGACAGCCCGGCGCCCGCTCCGATCACCGTCGAGGCGACCGATGACACCGACCTCGCCATGCAGGTCCTCGCCCACAGCCGCCGGTACCTGGCGTCGCGCGGCGTCGAGGTCACCATCGACCTCGACGCGGGACGCGGCTGCCTGATCGTCGGCGGCGGCCGGGCGGCGGGCGAGTTCTCCGTCCAGCAGGTGGCTGACCGGGTGCGGGTGCTCGACGGACACGGCCGGTTCATCAGCCACACCGCCGATGGAGGTGCGGCGTGAGTGCCCGTACCTACCGCAGCGGTGGCCACGTCATGTGCGGGCACTGCGACTTGATCGCCGAGAAGCTGACGGCCGAGACCGCGCGCGTGTACCCCGAGCTGGGGGCGCCTGCGGAGGTTGGGAAGCCGTTGTGCTGTGACCGGGCGGCGGCGGACTGGCGGGCCGAGCGTGGCCGGTCGGGCGGTGCGGCATGAGCACCCGCGACGAGCTGCTGGACGAGTACGGCCGGTCCGACAAGGCGCCCCTCGGGACGCTCGCGGACCTGCGGGCGAAGCTCGCCGCCATCCGCGCCGAGGACCTGCGCGAGGCCCGCAAGGAAGTCATCCGGCAGGCGAACGCCCGCTTCAAGCCGAGGCGTCCGGCGCATGACGCCAGCCTCGAAGCGGCTGACGTACTGCGCCGCATGGCCGACGAGGCCGGGAAGGACACCCGCAAGGGCGAGTCCACCCGCGCCGCGTCGCCGTGGCAGCAGGCGGTGGACGGTCTCAACGCCCTCGTCGACGCGGGCATCAGCTTCCACATCGAGCCGGACGGCCACATCGCCAACCCCGCCGGGGACGAGCACATCGAGTGGGACCGCGAGTCCCAGCGGTGGCGGCTCGTGCACGACAACGAGGATGCGCCCGTACCCGACCCTGGCATGACGGCCGCCGAGCTGGCCGCCGCCGGGCCCGGTGCGTACCAGTGCCGGTGTGGCCACGGGAGCAACGTGCATGGCCCCTTCTGCTTCGCCGCCGGGTGCGACTGCGACGACTTCACGCACCCCGCGCCCCGGCACGAACGGGACCGCTGCATACACGGCACCTCGATCAACCTCGAATGCGGCGGCTGCGACGCTCTTGGACAGATCGGCGGTGACGCCGTATGACGAAGACCGCGCAGGCCGGGGCCACCACGGCCCCGGCCGCCGGTCGGCGGATCACCCCCACCGGCCGCCTCATCCTCCCCGCCGACGCCGACCGCACCGCATGGCTCACCGCCCGCCGCTCCGGCCTCGGCTCCTCCGACATCGCCGCCATCCTCGGCATCTCCCGCTACGGCAACGCGCTCAGCGTCTACCACGACAAGACGGGCGGCCTGCCGCTGGAGAGCGACGACTCCGAACCCGCCCTCTGGGGACGCGCGCTTGAGGAGACCGTGGCCCGCGAGTGGGCCCGCCGCAACAGGTCCGTCGTCCGCCGCGTCGGCCTCGTCGCCAGCACCGACCGGCCGTGGCAGATGTGCACGCTCGACCGCCGCGTCCTCGAATGCCCCCTCGCCAACGGCCGCGAACGCTGCGCCGTCGAGATCAAGTGCCGCGACAAGATGAAGGCTTCCGCCTTCCGCGCAGGCGTAGCGGACGATGTGCTCGTCCAGACGCTCTGGCAGGCCGACGTGTGCGGCTTCGACCACGTCCACGCCGCCGTACTGATCGGCGGAAACGACTACAGGCAGTACGTCATCAGGACGGCCGACCACGTGGACCTGATCGACGACCTGCGCACCGCTGGCGCCCGCGCATGGGAGCAGATCCAGACCCGGCGCCCGCCAGCCCTCGCGGCCGACGCCGATCCCGATGTCCTGCTCGACCTGTACGACCGATTGCACCCGGACCGGTCCGGCGCGATCGACATCACCCGCGATGTCGACACGCAGGACGCGGTGGCGGACTACCTCGACGCGCACAACGACGAGAAGGAAGCGGCGGGCCGGAAGGCGGCGGCCAAGGCGCGCATCCTCGGCACGCTCGGCGACGCCGCCGAGGCGGTCGTCCTGGACCGCACCTTCGTCCGCCTTGACGAGACCAGCCGCGAGCACTGCGACACCCGCCGCCTCGCCGAGCGCTGGCCCGAGGCGTACGCCGACTGCGTCGAGGACCGCGTCAGCCGCCGCTTGACCATCCCCCGCGTGATCCGTGAGGAGCACAACGCATGACGACCTTGCAGGAGCGCGCGGCGGCTGCGGCCGGCCGCGCCACCGACGCCCCGTCGGGCCCGTCCGACGACGCGTCGTCGACGCCCGTCGAGCCGTACGTCCCAGCGCCGGACCCGATGGCCGACTACGAGCCGGGGGACGGCGATCCGGAGATGGTGCCCGTGCACATCGCGTGGCTCCGCGCCCGCCGCGAAGTCCGCGCCATCGCCAAGAAAGAGCAGTACAACGGCGGCGGCACCCGCTTCAACTTCCGCGGCGTCGACACCGTCGTCAACACCTTCGGTCCCATCACGTTGAAGCATGGCATCAGCATCTTCCCCGTCGGCGTGGACGCGGAGCACCGCGACACCACCTCGGCCAAGGGCAGCAAGATGCGCGAGTGCACCGTGACCGTGTCGTGGATGGTCATGGGCCCGAAGGGCGACACGCTGCCCGCTCTGTTGAAGACGCGCGGTGAGGCGCTGGACTCCGCGGACAAAGGCACTGCCAAAGCGCAGTCTGTTGCCCTGCGCGTGCTGCTCCTCACCGGCGGCCTCACGCCCACCCACGACCCGGACCCCGACGTCTCGTACGTCGAGCGCGGCGAGGCGCCCGTACGGTCCGCCGTTCAGTACCTCGACGAGATCAGCCACCCGCAGACCTCGGCCGGGCGGCTCCGGCAGATCCACTACGAGCTGCGACAGTCCAACCAGCTCGGTGCGCTGGTCACCAACGAGGTGGGCGACGAAGAGCAGATCGGCGACATGGTCGTCCGCATCGGCAAGGAACGCGCCGGAGGTGGCCAGTGAGCTGGCACCTCTGCCGCATGTGCGGCTTCGATCTGGAGACCACCGGGCCCGACCCCGAGACCGCCCGCATCGTCACCGCCTGCGTCGTCCAGTGCGGCGGCGGCCAGCCCACCCAGTCCGCCACGTGGCTGACCGACGTGGACGGGCACGAGGTCCCCGACGAGGCCGCCGCGATCCACGGCGTCACCACCGAGCGGGCCCGCGCTGAGGGCGTCGACCTGCGCAAGGCCGTCGAGCAGATCCTCGGCACCCTCGGACAGGTCGTGTTGGCCGGCGTGCCGATCGTCGCGATGAACGCGCGGTACGACTTCACCGTCCTCGACCGCGAGGCGCGGCGGTACGGCATGACGCCGCTCGTCGATGGTCTCGGTGGGCTGCGGGTCATCGATCCCTTCGTGATCGACAAGCAGGTCGACCGCTACCGCCGCGGCAGCCGCAAGCTCACCGCGCTCTGCGAGCACTACGCCGTGCCGCTCGACGGCGCGCACTCCGCCGACGCCGACGCCCTCGCCGCGTGCCGCGTCGCCTGGCGGCAGGGCACCCGGTACGCGCAGCTCGCCGCGATGTCGCTGGACGAGCTGTACACGGCGCAGGTCGCGTGGGCCGCCGAGCAGGCCGTCAGCCTTCAGGAGTACTTCCGCCGCAAGGACCCGGCGGCGGTCGTCGAGGGCGCGTGGCCCGTCGTCCCACACCAGCGCGCGGGAGGCGACCAGTGATCACCGCCATCGCTGCTGGCCTCGCCGCGTTCCCCGCCGTTGGGTTCGCCGTGCTCGTCGACAGCGTCCTCCGGCCCGCGCCCGCCGGGCCCGTACGCGCCGCCCACCGCCGCGCTGCCGCGGCCCGCCGCCTCGACACCGCGGTGTTCGAGGAGATCCCGCCCGGCACCAGGTGGCTCGTCTGCGACACGACCGCGTGCGCGCACCTCAGTACCCGGCACGTGCCGGACGGCGACGGCCACCGCTGCACCGGCTGCGACACGGTGAAGGGGGACCGATGAGCCTCCACCGCGTCCCTGTGTCATTCGCCGACGCCTGCGCCTTCATCGCCACGTGGCACCGACACCACCGCCCGCCCCGCGGTTACAAGGGCTGCACCGGCGTCGTCACCGACGAGGCCGTCCTCGTAGGCGTCGCCATAGTCGGCCGCCCCGTCGCCCGCCACCTCGACACCGGCCACACGCTGGAGGTCACCAGGGTTGCCACCGACGGGACGCGCAACGCCTGCTCCCTCCTGTACTCCGCCTGCTGGGACATCGCCAAGGGCATGGGCTACCGCCGCTTGATCACCTACACCCAGCAGGGCGAGACCGGCACCAGTCTCCGCGCGGCGGGATGGCGGCTCGTCGCAGCCCGCCCGGCGCATCCGGGGTGGGACCGTCCTAGCCGCCCGCGCTGCGCTCAAGGGACGGAGCACATGCCCCGTTACCTCTGGGAGGCATCGTGACCACCCTGTTCGACGCCGCCCCGGCCGCCGCCCAGGCGGCCGGGCTCCGGCCTCGCCTCTACCGCGTCGCCGGACTCGACATCAGCCTCACCGGCACCGGCATCGCCACCCTCGGCGGCACCACCCGCGTCCCCACCACCGGCCGCCGCCGCGACACCATCATCCAGCGGCGGACCCGGATGCGGCACATCACCGAGACCGTCCTCACCGAGGTCGGACACGTCGACCTCGCCTGCGTCGAGGGCCCGTCGCACCACTCGGTGGGCGGCTCTGTGTGGGACCGCGGCGGACTATGGTGGCTGATCGTCGACGCCCTGTGCGCCCGCGACATCCCCGTCGCGGTGATCCCGCCGACCAGCCGCGCCAAGTACGCCACCGGCTCCGGCGCAGCCCGCAAGGCAGCCGTACTCGACGCCGCGCAGCGCCGGTACGGCGCCATCCTCCCGAGCGACGACGAGGCCGACGCCCTCATCCTCCGCGCCATGGGCCTGCACCACCTCGGCCAGCCGCTGGCGGAGGTGCCGGACGGGCACCGTGCGGCGCTCGCCGGGTGCCAGTGGCCCGACCTCGGGCCGGCCGCATGAGCACGCTGACGGGCGCGCTGTTCGTCGACCTCGGCGAGGGCCGCGAGGACATGCGCACCGGCCACGTCCGCTGGAGCCGCCCGCCGCGGGCCCGGTACGAGTGCCTGCTCTGCCACACCACTGAGGGCCCCGTCACCGGCCCCACGGCCGTGGCCCGGTTTGTAGCCACCGTCCGCACCACCCACCCCACCCGATGCACCACCACCCACGAAGGAGCACGCGCCGCATGATCAGCATCAAGATCGACAGCAAAGTCCTCGCCGACGTAGAGCAGGCCATCCGCCCCCACGCCAAGGCCCTATTCGACGACCTCGGCACCACCCGCATGGCCATCATCGAACTCGCCTCCGTCGAGCGCACCGAGCAGGGGCCCGACGAGGACAAGGACGACATCGTCAAGGTCCGCATCGTCGACATCGAGATCGCCGCCGACGAGTTCACGGACGAGAAGCTGCGCCAGCAGTCCAGCGCGATGTACCGACAGCGCAGCGCCGAGGGCACCCTCGACGAGGTCGCCTGATGGCCCGCTCCATCGGCATGGCCGCCGACGCCACCGTGTTCCGCGCCGTCATCACCAAGCGATACAGCAGCGACACGGTGACCACCTACGAGGGACCGTACGGCTCCATCGCCGACGCCCGCGCACGCGTGACCTTCTGGACCAACTACCTCGCCGACCGCGACGAGGACGGCGAGCCCACCGGCACCAGCCGCGCGAGCGGCCACGTCGAGCGAGGCGCCATCACCTGGGAACGCGCCTGATGGCCGGGCGCACGGCAGCCGACGGCACCACCCAATGCCCCGCCTGCCGCGCGCCCATCCTCCGCCAACTCGTCGGCCGCGTCGCCGCGCTCACCGTCACCGCAGACCTGCGGCCCCTCACCCCCGCCGAGCAAGCCGCCGCCCGGACCCCGAACCGCCTCATCTGGTGCCTCTACCGCGCCGGCCCCCACACGCCGCCCCGGCTCCGCTGGCTCGACCGCTGGCATCCCGCCGACTGCCCTCACCCGCACGTCACCGAGCACCAATGCCCCGGCCCCGCCCGGCAGCACCCGCTGTTCTGAACCAAGGAGCACCGTGGACAACGTCCGCCGCATCCCGCCGCGCAGCAACGCGGTCAACGACGAGGCACCTGACGCCCTCGCGCGGACACCCCACGACGCGGAGGCCGAGAATCTCGTAGCGGGCGCCATCATGCACAGCGAGCAGGCATACACCGACTGCGCGCAGGTCATCAGCCGCGATGACATCTACCAGCCCGCCGTCCGACTCATCTGGGACACCGTGGCCGGCATGGTCGCCGCCGGGCAGGGCCCTCACCCCGTCCTCGTACGCGCGGAAATCGACAAGCTCGGTCAGCTCCGCCTCGTCGACGGCGGCGCCCTCATCGACCGCCTCGGCACCGAGTACATCACCGCGAACATGGCGCCCTCGTTCGCCGAGCGCATCGCCGAGACCGCCCGCGAACGCCGCTACGACGAGCACTCGACCGCACTGAAGGCCGCCGTACTCCGCAAAGCCACCGGCGACGAACTCGCCGCAATCGTCGCCGCCTTCCAACAGGCCGAGCAGCTGCGCGAGTCCACCGGCCACGGCCCGAGCCACCTCACTGCTGCCCTCCTGGACTGGGACGCCTTCTTCGTCACCGACTTCGGTGCCATCCAGCTCCTGCCCGGCAAGCTCATGGGGCCCGGCCAACAGATCACCGTCGTCGGTGACGGCAAGGCCGGCAAGTCCCTCTTCGTTCAAGAGTGGATGTGGCGCATGGCCACCGGCCAACCCGTCCTCGGCGACGCTCCGCAGCCGCCCGTACGGGTCCTGTACCTCGACGCCGAGAACGGCCAGGAGCAGGTACAGGAACGCTTCCTCAGCTTCGGCGGCGGCCTCGGCCGCATGGGCGAACTCCGCTACGCCTCCTTCCCGCCCATCCGCCCCCTCGACACCGCGGGCGGCGGCGTCGACCTCCTCGCCCTCGCCAAGGCCACCGCCGCCGAAGTCGTCGTCATCGACACCGTGTCCCGCTTCATCTCCGGCCCCGAGAACGACGCCGACACCTGGCTCTCCCTCTACCGCCACACCCTCCTCCCCCTCAAGCGAGCCCGCATCGGCTCCGTACGCCTCGACCACTTCGGCAAGGACAAGGACCGCGGCGGCCGAGGCTCCTCCGCCAAGACGCAGGACGTCGACCACGTATGGGAGCTGGCCTCCCAAGGCGGCGGCTCCCTCACCCTCAAGCGCACCCACACCCGCACCGGCATAGGCCCCGATCACTTCGCCCTCCTGCGCCAGGCCCGCCGGGACGGCGACACCTGGGCCCCCGGCGGCACCCGCCACGTCCTCATGACGTGGGAGGAGGAGCCCACCGGCCTTGCCACCGTGCCCGGCACCGTCGAGCACATCATCGCCACCCTCGACGCCGCCGGCGTACCGGCCGACGCGGGCAACCGCATCGCCCGCCAGACCCTCGCCGACCGCGGCGTCCCCGGCGGCAACGAGAAGGTCGCCGAAGCCGTCCGCCGCCGCAAAGCACGGGCCACCACGCCCGCCCCAGACGTTTCCGGAAAGCGTTCCGGAGCCCCCGCCCAGCAACGTTTCCCGGAAACGTTTCCCGGAACGCACCCCCGGAACGCCGAAACCGCAGGTCAAACGTTTCCCGGAAACATCGCGGAAACCCCCGGAACGCCCTCCGTTCCCCCCGTTCCTCCCTCCAAGGGAGGGAACGGGGAGGGAACGCCGGAAACACCAGACGACGACACCCCCCTCTGCACCGTCTGCACCGACCCCCTCACCGGCTACCGACTCGACCGCGGATACGACACCCACCTCTCCTGCGACCCCACCACCGGCAGCCACCCCAACGGCCCCACCGACAACGCCCCCGCGCCCGAGGAGGACTGACCCCATGACCACCACCCCGCCCCTCGGCCGCCCCGCCTGCGCCACCGACCCCGCCCCGTTCTTCGGCACCACCGAACAGCAGCGCGCAGCCGCGACGCTCTGCGCCACCTGCCCCCTCGTCGAGCCGTGCCTCACTGCCGCCCTCGACGCGGAGGAACGATTCGGCGTGTGGGGCGGCCTCACCCCCACGGAGCGCCACCGCCTCACGCACGACGACGGCTCGTGGGTCGACGACGCCGGCACCGTCCGCGCCGCGTGCGGTACGGACATCGGGCACAAGCAGCACAAGGCCCGCGGCGAGCAGTGCGCCACCTGCCAGCAGGCGCACGACGAGCGCACCGCCGACGGCCGCCGGGCGCGGCTGATCGTGGAGCACGCTGCCGGTGGGTCGTTCTACGGCTACCAACTGCACCTCCGGCTTGGCGAGGACGCGTGCGGGCCGTGCACGGCGGCGCAGGCGAGGTTGTCGCAGAGGGGCCGGGACACGCGGGTGGCGCGGCTGGCGGTGGCTTCGTGAACGCCCTACGCGCCGTCGTGCGCGCCGCTGTGTGGCTCGGTGGACGCCCGGCCCGTCGTGAGGCGCGTGAGGCCGCTGTGCGCGCCGAGAGAGCCGCACGCCCCCGCCGCCCGGCCGAGCAGGCACCGCTACTCACCGCGTGCTGCGAGCGGTGGTGGCTCACCGCCGGCCGCACACACGACCGCACCTGCCGCATCGTCACCGAGGAGATCGACCATGCCTAGACGCACCTTTACGAACCACCGCCCTGGCGAGGAGGGCATCCACATCCGCTTCACCTCCCAGGACATCACCGCCCTCCTCGCCGACATCCAGCCGATCGCCGACGCCCGCACGGCCACGCGCGAGCTGCGCCTCGTGCTGGAGCGCGCCGCGGTCGAACTGGGCCTCACCGCCTCCTTCCGCGTTGAGGACGCCAGCGCCCGTGGCGAAGCCGAGGAGACCAACCGTGCCCACTGACCCCGCCCGCGAGATCGTCCGCGCCGTCGACCGGCTGACGACGCAGGTCAGACGCCTCGCCGACCACCTGACGACGCCCGTCACCGACGAGCCGACGACGGCCAGCGCAGCTCCACGCCAACCCAACGCTGCTCGCACTGGCCGCTCTACCCATGGGGAACAGCACTACCGAATTGGTGACGATGGCGCTGCCTGTCGCGACGCGCTGCTGGTGCTCCTGTCCCGCGCCGCCCGTGGCGTCCTCACCCCCGACGAGGGCCCGCTCCTCCGGCAGCACGTCGAGCACCTGCTCCACGACCGCGACCAACTCGCCGCCGCCGTCGACCGCGTACGTGCCGTGGCCGACGGCGACATGGAGCTACAGGACTACGTCGAGCGCGAGGCACTACACGATGCCCTCGCTACCCCGTAACCGTAGAGTGCTGCGCCCCGTCAGCCACCCGGCCGACGGGGCGCAGCGCTGTGCGGCCCGCACTCTCAGCCCTGCGACTCCCGGGCCGCCATGTCCGGCGGCTCAGCTCGATACGCCTCGTCCGCGGCGTCGATGCCCTCGCAGTAGCACGGGCCGCCGGGGTCGCTGGCGGCCGGGCACTCGTCGTAATGGTCCTCAGTCTGATCAGTGGTCATGCACTCTCTCCTTCGGTCTCAGGGGCTTGCCTACAACCGCGGATGGCGAAAGCGACTAATTACGAACAATTTTGAGGCGGGTGGGGCTGGAGTGGCGCCGCCTCGTGTCAGAGTGAGTACCGCTGCACGTCCGCCACCTTGCACGTGATCTTGCCGGACGCCTTCTCGAACCCCTGCGCCGTCGCCCGCGCCTTCTGCCCCGACGCGAGGTTGTTCTCCGCCGCCGCACCCGTGCCGATCCGCGTACCACTGGAGTCGACGAACTCCACCTGCACCATGTAGTTGAAGGTCCGCTCCGTGTGGTTCGTGATCAGCAACTTCGCCGACGGCCACCCCGTCGCCCCGCTCACCTCACAGCTGGTGATCTTCACGTCGCCCGCCGCCTCACCCCCCGGCGCGGCAGCCATACTCGGCGACGAGTCGGCCACCTCCGGCGCAGCCTTCTCCGGCACCGCCCTCGCAGGCGCCGGCGTCGCCTTATGCTGCGGCACCCCCACCATGCAGCCGGTGAGTGCCACCGCCCCCACGATCAGGCTGGCTGCGGCGAAACGTATGCGCATGATCCCCCCACGGGTGCGAAGTTGAGGACGCAACCGTACGAGCCGGGCGAGACGCGCGGGAGAGCCGTGGCGATCCTGTGACCATTCCGCAGCCGACGCCGGTCAGCCCGCCTCGTCGCCACCCCAGTCGTCCGGCCCGCCGCCGCGCCACTCGATCAGCCCGGGATCGTCCGGCCGGACCGCGCCCTCGTCGAGACCCGCGCGCCGCAGGAACTCGACCACATCAGCCCAGCCGTACGCCACCCCCAAGACCGTGCCGTCGACCGACACTCGTCGGCCCCCGCTCGGGGACGGTGGATGCACGATCACGGGTCGCCGCTCCATGAACCCACGGTGCGCGCCGGACGGTGACGACGCACGTCAACGGCCGTCGGACGGGTGGCTACTTCCCCCGCGCGATCTGCCCGGCCCGGTCCCCGCTCGTGCCGATCTGCTGGCCGATCTCGTCGTACGTCCGGCCCTCCCGGTGCGCAGCGATCACCGCGTGCTGACGGACCTCCCTGAGGAGTGAGTGCAGCTCTGGCCACTCGCGGAGCAGCCTCGACGTCTCGCGCGCCCGCTCGATCGGGTCACTGATCGCCTCCAGCGCCCGTACGGCCTCGCGTACCGCGTCCGCCTCACCCGCCATGATCCGCACCTCCCGACCGGAGAGTAAGGCTGCACAGCGCACCCAACGAGGGGTACCCTTCGAAAAACGAGGGGTACCCCTCGCCGCGTCATGACGGGCCACCGACGCCCGTCGACGCCCCACAACAGAACGGCCCCCGGCGGTGTGGCTGCACTACCGGGGGCCTGACCAGGAGAGGTGATTCTCCATGGCTGAGCAGCAGCCTACCCACACCCCGGACGACGAGGCACAGGCCCGCGTCCGCCGCCTCCAGGCCGAGGCCGCCGAGGCTTACGCCCGCCACCAGGACCCGGCCACGGCCGCCGCCGCACGCGACCAGTCCGCCACCGGCCGCGCTCACGGCAACGAGAACGGCGGCAACCGGTGAGACTGCACCGCCGCATCTGGCACCGCCTCCGCGCCCGCGGCACCACACCGCTCCCGCCGTCGAGCGCCCGCATCCCCTGGTGGGCATCACTGTTCACGGACGCCGGGCGCCCCATCGTCGCCGTCCTCGTCATGGTCATGTGCGCCCCCGGCGAGCACCACCTCGGCGTGCTCGCCGGATGGGACACCCGCCTCGCATGGGGCATGGCCTCCGTCCTCGCCGCGTACGCAGGCATCGCCGCAGTGGTCGCCTCGCGCCGACCGAAGGGAGCGCCGGGCAAGACGAGCGCGGTGGTCGGGGCGTGGCTGGCGCTCGGTGCCGCCATGGCCGCACAGCCCGTGTCGCATCTGTTCGTGACCGGGCACTGGTCCGCCGAGCCGCACGCCCCCGCGTGGCTCGTCGTGGTCGTGTCGTGCGTGCCGCCGCTCGTCCTCGGTCACCTGCTGCACCTCGCGGCGACGCCCGTCCCGGCCCCGTCGACCAGCGTCGACACCGAGCAGGACGCCCCCGTCGTCGAGCGCGCCGACGGGGAGACGACCACCCCGGCACCGGCCGTACCGCCGGTCGAACAGGCCCCGCCGCTGCCGCCCGCCGAGCCGCAGCGCCCGCCGATCGTCTACCGCGACCCCAGGTGCGCCGCCATCCGGCCCCTGTACGACGGAGGCACCCGCCCCGGCACCGCCGCCATGCGCGACGCCCTGCTGGACGCCGGGCACGGACGCGTCGGCGACTCCACGATCCGCGGCGTCATCCGCGCCGAGATCGAGGAGCACGAGCCCCAGCTCGCCGCGTACCCGCCCGCGCTCCCCGCAGCGCACACCGCGTAGGCCGGCCGTGCCCGCGCTGCTGTTCTTCCTCACCGCGACCGTGACCGGGCTCGTCGGCTTGGTGCGCACCGCACCAAGCCACGCCCCCGGCCGGTACGCCGTCCCCGTCGCTGGGACCACCGCCGTCATCCTCACCCTCGCGGCCCTCGGTGCCGCCCTCTACCGCTGAGGACCCCATGTCTGACCCCATCCGCCCGACTCGGATCATCCCCGCCAGCCAGCCCTGGCCCCCATTCCAGCGGCCGGCCGCCGCCCCGGTGGCGCCGCCCGCACCGCCTGGCCCGCCCGCGCCCCCGATCTCGCCCCCCGTCCCACCCGGCGGCGGAGGGATGACGCCCTGGCTGCCACCGCAGCCGCCGGTCCCCTGGGCCGGTCCGCCGAAGATCGACTTGTACGTCACTGTTCAGCCCCCGGTGCCGGTAGAGCCGGACCTGCGGTGGTGGCAGCGTCTCGGCCGGGCCGTCCCGTACAGGGTGTCGCCGCTGGTCGCGGTGACCGCCGTCGCGGCCGCGAGCATCCCGCTGCCGGGCGTCGGCTACGGCGTCGGCCGCATCTGGGGCGCCCTGCTGGACGACCTCGGGACGAACGTCCACTACGCGGCGTCCCACGCCGCAGCGGCCGTCGTCATGGGCGTGGTGGCCGCGCGCATCCACTGGCCCTGCCGCCTGCGGACCAACCTCGCCGGCGGCCTCGTCCGCCGCCTGACCTTCCTCGACGCCTTCGGCGTGGCCGTCACCGTCATCGGCGGCACCTGGGGCGTCCTCTGGCCCGATCTTGTCGCAGCAACCACAGGAGTCCGCGGATGAACGCCGGAATGACCATCGCCGGAGCCGTCGTCTCCGTCGCCATCTTGATCATCAACGTGAGGTCATGGTGGAAAGGCAACCGCGAGCTGAAGGCCGCGGTCCCGTTCGGCGGCGGGCTGATCACCGGCGCCGCCTGGACCACGTGCGTCGGCGGCATCCTCGGGTGGTTCGCCACGCAGGCCGTCGAGGCGAGCAACAAGGTCGGTGACAAGGCGGTGTCCGCCGTGACCGGCGCCAAGGGCGGCGGGGGCCTGGCCCAGGGGTCCGTCGGAGCGCTCACCTATCCCGGCGCCTGTGCGGTTCTCGTCGCCGCGGTGATCGGCGTCATCGTCTGGAAGGCCGCGGGCAAGACCGACAAGAAGCGCATGATCGGCGGCGTGTTCGCCGGGGCGACGCTCTGCGCTACGGCCGGGTTCGCTCAGCTCATGCAATGGGTGCCGGACCTGTACAACGCGATGGGTGACGCTGGTGTGGCTGTCCTGAATGGGACGGTGACGCTGTGAGCGAGACCACGCCGGAGGGCGGTGCTCTCACCGGCCGCGCCGACGAGCTGAAGGTCAAGGCGGCGCAGGCGGAGGAGAAGGCGAAGCAGGCCAGCGCGTGGGCGGTTCGGCTGATGTCGGCGCTGGGGGAGGGAACCGGCCTGCTGGGCAGGCGCCTCACCGACCGGCTCAAGGGCTGGTGCCTGGAGGCACACCGCTCCGACCTGACGGGCTTGTCGGCCGACCTCGGGATCTACGTGCGCGGTGCCCTGCTCCTCGGCGCCGGGGCCAGCCTGTGCTGGCTGGTCTACCGGCACTCCGCGCTCATGTGGCCGCTGGCCGTCGGGTGGTCGCTCGCGGCCCTCCGCGCCAAGGTCAGCGCCGACAAGGCGAAGTCCGCCAAGGAGGCCCCGGCCGACGGCAGCCCGGAGGGCGCGGGCAAGCGCGCTCCGGGGCCCTCCCCGGAGGCGTTCGTGCACCTCCTCCACGACCTCGTGGAGACCTGCTCCGAGGGGGGCAAGATCACCCCCGGTCTGCACCACGCTCAGGTGGTCGCCGCGCTCTCTTCCCGCTACCCCGGCCGGGCCTGGAAAGCGGCCGACTCCCGGGCCCTGTGTGAGGCCGCAGGGGTGCCCCTGACCCGGGGCACCCGGGCCACCGGTCCGGGTGCCTCTCGGGGGGCGTCCACCGGGGTCCGTACTCGGGACCTCCCGGCCCGCCCGCCGCACCCCTCCCCTGGCCCCTCTCCGGAAGGGGCCCAGGGCCCGGGCGTTGCTGTTGTTTCCGCAGGTCAGATCGAGCAACAGGTCCAGCAACAACAACAGCAACAGCCGCCGGACAACGCCTTCGCGTTCGTCCAGGACGAGAGCAACCCAGCGCGCTGGCACGTCGCCTGACGCGCATCTCAGCCCCGGGGCGGCCGACTGCTGCCAGGCGACCCGGCCGCCCCGGTCCCATCCCGATCACGAGATAGGAGCGCCATCATGGCACTGCCCTCCATGCCCATACGCGACCCTGGCCGGGACGGCGAGCGGCCTGAGGACATACGGGAGTACGCGAGCAGCACCGGCGGATGGACCACCGCCCCGGCGGACAAGCCGGTCCCCGGCAAGCCCAAGAACGGCTGATCACCTGCCACACTGAACGAGGCCACGCCGCGCATCCCCCGTCGCGGCGGGGCCGTCCCGAAGGAGGCCGCTATGCCCATCCCTGTAATCGTCGTCGTGGCCCTCTCCGTGGTGTGGGTCGCGGCTTCGCTGATCACGGCCTTCCGCGTCGGCCGCTCCGGGCCACGGTGGCTCTGCTGGCCCGCGTATGGGTGGGGTGCCTACACCCTCCTAATCCCGGCGTCGTGGCGGCGCCGGACGGCGGCCCCGAGAGGCAGGTAGCCGATCACACTTCCTGCGGCCCCACCGTGCCCCGGCATGGTGGGGCCGCTTCATGTCCGCGAATGACACCACCCAAGATCCCGCCGCGCCGAAAATCCTTACCCTCCCCACCAGGGAGGCGAGCGGACATGGCCACGAAGCGCAACGAGATCGTCGCGACGCAGCGGGAGGACGAGGTCGTCCTCTTCTACACCCGCGACCGCCTGACCTTCCACCAGATCGCCGACCGTCTGCACCTCAACGTCAAGACGGTGTACGAGGCGTGGAAGCGGGCCCGCAAGAAGTACGCCGCCGCTGCCGCCGAGGAGCACGGCGCGTGGATCGGCGAACAGCTCGGGGTGCTGGACGAGATCATCACTGGCCTGATGCCGCGCGTACGGTCCGGCGACGCCAAGGCAGCCGAAGCGATGATCAAGGCTCTCGACCGGCAGTCCAAGCTCCTCGGCCTCGACGCGCCCATCAAGGCGTCCGTCACCGTCACCGACGAGATGACCGCCCGCGTCAAGGCCCTCGCCGACGAACTGGCGGAGCTATGACCGTCGCCCCTAACGAGCTGGACGCGCGCCTCGCCAGCATGGGCCCGGAAGAACTGGCCCTGCTGGAGGAGGAACTGCGCGCCAAGCTGTGGGCGAAGCGCTGGGGACGCTGGACGCCGTACCCCTGGCAAGTCCCGCCCGACCACATAGAGACCCTGGGCTGGTGGCTCCAGCTCGGCGGGCGCGGCACCGGCAAGACGGACGGCTGCGCGAGGTACATGGTCGAGCACGTCAACGGCCCGCCCTGTGACCCGCGGCTGCGCGGTGGCCACCGCATGGCCATCATCGCCCCGACGCAGGGGGACGCCGTTGAGGCGTGCGTCAACGGACCGTCCGGGCTGAAGGCGCACGACCCGCGCGTCGTCCTGCGCACCACGGCCGGGGGCACGTTCGCGCGGTGGCCGGATGGTGCCGAAGCGAAGTTGTTCGGGGCGCACAACCCGGATGATGTCGAGCGGCTGCGCGCGGGCGGTAATCGCTGCTTGGTGTGGATGGAGGAGGCCGCCGCGATGCGCCGCCTCGGCGCCGCCATCACGCACTCGGAGATGGGCCTGCGCATCGGCCCGAACCCGCACTACATCGCGTCCACCACACCCAAGCCGCGCACCGAACTGATCAAGCTGACACAGCAGGCAGACGTGACCGTCACCCGCGGCCGGACCCGCGACGCGATCCACCTGCCAGAGGAGCAGCGGCGGAAGCTGATCGCGAAGTACGCCGGCACGCGCATGGAGGCGCAAGAACTGGATGGCCAGCTCCTCACCGACATCGAGGGCGCCCTGTGGTCCCGAGCCCTGTTCGACGCGACACGCGTCGGTGCAGCCCCGTCCATGTCCCGCGTGGTCGTCTCCATGGACCCGGCTGCCACCTCCGGCGACGAGTCGGACGAGATGGGCATCATCGTGGCTGGCCTCGGACAGCAGTACCTTCCGGACCGCAACGGCACGATGCGTCAGCACGGCTACCTGCTCGATGATCTGTCCGGCCGGATGCCGCCCATCGAGGCCGCCCGCCGGGCCATCGCCACGTATCACCAGCACAGAGCCGACGCGGTTGTCGTTGAGGTCAACAACGGTGGCGACTGGATCGTGACCACCATCCACCAGATCGACCCGACCGTGAACGTGCGCAGCGTCCACGCCACCCGCGGCAAGCTCACACGGGCCGAGCCTGTTGCCGCCGTGTTTGAGCAGCACGCGGCTCATGTCGTCGGCAGCCTGCCGGAGTTCGAGGAGCAGTGCGTCACGTGGGTTCCCGGTGACGACTCTCCGGACCGACTGGACAGCGGCGTGTGGGCCCTCACCGATCTCATGCTCGCCCCCGCGGGCAACCTCGCCGCGGTCGCATAGGAGGACGACGACGTGGGACGACTCAGAGACGCGCTCGATGTGGCGCGCGGCCGGCGCTCCGTCGGCGGCCTCGACCAGCTGCGGGACCGCCGCCCGATCACCGTCGCGTCGATCGGTGGGCAGCAGTCCCTCACGCTGGACCTGGACGCCGAGGCGCGCGGGTACGCGCACAGCGCGGTGGCGTACCGGTGCGTGGCGGCCATCGCCGACAACGGCAGCAGCGTGCCGCTGGTGGTGCGGCGGCCGGACGGCGAAGCCATCATCGGGCACCCGGTGGCGCACCTCTTCAACAAGAAGCCGAATCCGCAGATGAGCGCCCGCGTCTTCAAGTCGCTCATCCTCCAACAGGCGGAGTTGGCCGGGCAGAGCTTCGTGTGGCTCGACCGCGGCGAGACCGGGCTCGGCCCGATCACCGAGGCGCACCCGGTGTACGACGACGTGCAGGTCGTGGTGAACAAGCCGATCGCCGCGCGGCCGACGACGGCCGACATCGTGGGCTTCGTGATCAACCGAGCCGACGGCCAGCGTGTGCCGGTCCTGCCGGACGAGATGCTGTGGCTGCGGTATCCGCATCCGTTCGACCCGCTCGGCTGCCTCGCGCCGTGGAAGGCCGCACGGCACGCGGTGGACATGGACGCGTACGCCCGCGAGTGGCAGCGCCGGTCCTACGCCAACGGCGCTGCGCCGAGCGGTGTGCTGTACGTCGGCGACCAGACCGAGCAGCAGTTCGCGCAGACCCGCGCGTCGTGGCGCACGTCGATGCAGGGGCCGGAGAACGCCGGTAAGACGCTGCTCGTCGCCTCGCCGCCGGGCTCGCAGGGCAAGGGCATCGAGTACGTCCGCGTGGGCCTGACCACGGAGGAGATGGCCTACCTCGAATCCCGCATGGCCAACAGCGCGGAAGTGATGTTGGCGTTCGGGGTGCCACACGACTACCTCGCCGCGGGCACAACGTACGAGAACCGTGCCGCCGCCCGATCGACGTTGTGGTCCGACACGATCAAGACGAAGCTGGAGATCATCGGCTCCGAGATCGACCGAATCCTCCTGCCTTCGGACGCCGAGGAAGCAGAGTTCGATCTGTCCGGCGTCGAGGCTCTGCAAGAGGCGCAGGACTCGAAGGCGAACCGGGCTCGCGCGTCGATGTACGCCGACATCACCATGGTGGACGAGGCCCGCGCCGTGCTCGGCTACGACCCCCTGCCGAACGGGCTGGGGCAGCACACGTTGACGCCGTACCGGGCGCAGTTCGCACCCGTGCAGGGCGCGGCGGGAACAGACGATGCCCGCTCGTGGGACGCCGATTTCTCCCGCCTTCCGGGCCCGGACGTGGACACCATCGTCGCGAGGGCTGTCGAGTCGACGCTGTCCCGTCTGCTGGGAAAGACGCAGGTAGACGCCCGTCCCGCGCCCGTCCGGCGTGCGCTGACGCGTGCGGACGACGGCCCGTCGTCGCCATCGCTGGCGGAGATCGCCGAGGCGTACGACGGGCTGGAGGCGGCCGGGCGCGCGGCGGTGCGGGCCCTCGCCAAGGAACAGGGCGCCCGCGTGCTCCGCGACTTCGACCGGCTGATGAAGAAGCCGCAGCGCTCGACCGACTGGCTCGCCGAGGTGCGCGAGGAGTCGTGTGCCCTGGCCCGCGAGGACACCGTCCGCCTCGCCCCGCCGGACCCGGAGACGACGCCCGCGGACCGGATGACAGACCTCGATGTCGCGGCCGGCCCGGAGGGCTGGGAGCAGCGCATCCGGGTACGAGAGTTGTTCGACGGCGGGTACTGGCGGCGCCGAACGCGGGAGGTGCTGCGGCCGTTCGTTGAGCGGGCGTGGCGCCGCGGCGGCGCCTCGATCACCGCCTCGTTCGACCTCGACGAACCGGCGGTCGGCGAAGCCCTGGACGACCGTATCGACGAGCTGGCCGGGCGGGTGACTGCGACGACCGAGGCCGTGCTCCGGTCGCAGCTGCTCGCGCACGGCGTGGCGGACGGCGAGTCGGTCCCTGAGCTGCGGGCCCGCATCCAGCGCGTGTTCAGCAACTTGTCCGACTTCCGCGCGACGATGATCGCCCGCACCGAGACGGTGGGCGGGTACAACGCCGCGTCATGGCTGGCCGCCCTCGACGCGGGCGCCATCCGCAAAACCTGGCTGGCCACCGCCGACCAGCGCACCCGCGAGACGCACCGCCAGGAGAACGGCCGCACGGTGCCGATGAACAAGAGGTTCACGCTCACCAAGTCGCGGTGGCCTGCGGACCCGACGGCGCCAGCGTCGCAGGCGATCCAGTGCAGGTGCGCTCTCACCTTCCAGTTCGTGGAGGACTGATCATGGCGACGCTGCTGCGCGGCGAGGTCCGCGCCATCCTGCAACCCGCAGGCCACGCCCAATACAAGGGCGCCTACTGCCCGCCCGGTGTCCCGTACCGCGAGGTGCGGCGCGGCCCGTTCGACGGCAAGGCGGACATCGCCGTCCGCCCGGACCCGAACGGCGAACTGCCCCGACACATGACGTTCGGTGGCGGCACCGTCGTGTACGAGTACGACGGCCGGGACCAACAGGGACGGGCTGTCTACCGGTACGCGCCGCGCCTCTCCCCGTCTCACCGGACCGTGATGAACGGCGTCGCCGAGGTGTACGCCGAGCACACCCTGAAAGGGAACCGATGAACGTCGAGATGATCCCGTGCCCGTACTGCCGGGTGCCCCAGCCTGCGCGCATCAGCTTCCCCGTGGACGTTGACCTTGCCCGTGACGATCTGCCGGACGCGGTGCCAGTGACTCCGGTGGCAGACCTGCGGGCCGCCAAGGCACATGCCCAGTCGTGCCGAGCGAGGAGGACGCGGTGACCGAGATCGAATTCCGCGCGGCCGTCGACATCGACCTCCGCGCCGCCGATGCCGACGACGGCACGTTCGAGGGCCTGGCCTGCCGGTACGGCGTGGTCGATAGCTACGGCACCACCTTCCATCAGCGGGTGTTCCGTAAGGGCCTCAAGGGGCAGTACGCCATGCTGTTCATGCACTCCCCGATGCAGCCCGTCGGCACCTTCACCGCCGAGGAACGCGACGACGGCCTGTACATCACCGGCCGGTACGACGACACGGCCGCCGGCCGCGACGCCCGCACCATGGCCCGCAGCGGCTCGGCCCCCGAACTCAGCGTCGGGTTCGTACGGACGGACCTGCCCGACTGGGACAAGCTCGCCGAGATGGACGACGACAAGCGCCGCGACGTGATGGAGAACATCCGGTCAGCCCGGCTCGTCGAGGTCTCGCAGATCACCGCACGCATGGCCGCCGTGCCCGGCAGCAAGCTCAAGACCGTACGGCACGCCCTCGGCGCTCTGTACGAGGACATCGACGCCCCGGCCCCCACCCTCGACGAGCAGGTCGGCGCCGACCGCGATCGGGTGGTCGAGGAGCAGCGGCGGGCCCGGCAGCGGCGGGCGGCGGCGCTGCGCCTCGCCGTGATCGGCGGCACGTGATGGAGCGACGACGCAGGTAGACGCCCGTCGCCACCGCGAATGACACCACCCCCCACCGCAGTGCGGAACATGTGATCTACCCTCACCGCATCGATCCGGGCCGCCTGTACCGGACGTGAAAGCCACAGGCACGCCGGGCGCGATCCACCGGCCGTGAAAGACGGACGCAGACCCCAGACATCTGGGCGGCTGCGACCCGCCCACGGACCGGAAGGCACCGCGATGAGCAACCGCGCGAAGCCCATCGGTCGCCGCCGCGACGGACGACCGATCTACCCCATCAAGGGCGCAGCCCCGACCCTCACCGAGCAGCGGGACGCCATCCTCGCCAGGCTCCGCGACGAGAATTTCGATGGCGACCACGACGCCCTGATGGCCGAGGCCGACGACATCGAGGCCCGCATCGAGCAGGCCAACCAGCGTCAGGCCAGGCTCGATCGGCTCTCAGCCGCTGCACCGCCCGCGCCCGGCGGTTCTGGCTCCGGCTCCGGCCCGGAGCAACGTGGGCAGCAGCGCGAGGACCGCGGCTACCAGCCCGACGACCAGGGCCGACAGCACCCTGTCACCGTCGCCGAGGCGTTCATCCGCTCACGCGCCCTGGAGACGTACCGTGCCGCCGGGTACACCGGCAAGACGCGAGTCGACTTCGGCCCGGATGACGTGCGGGACGCTCCGGCCGGCACGGTCAACACGGGCACGTACCCGCTCCAGAACACCCGCGTGCCGGGGATCATCCCGCAGAACCCGGACTACCCGCTGTTGGTCGCCAACCTGCTGGACAGGCAGACGAGCGACGGGACGACGCTGGAGTATCTGCGGGACACCTCCGGGCCGGTGACGGGCACGGGCACATGGAACAAGGCCGCTGTCGTGCCGGAGGGCACCACGAAGCCGATGTCCGGCCCGTTCTCCTTCGACCTGATCACCACGACCCTCAAGACGGTGGCGCACTGGGTGCCGATCACGCGGCAGGCCGCGGATGACAACGGGCAGTTGATGGGGTACATCAACGGCCGTTTGACCTATGGCTTGGATTTCAAGCTCGACCGGGAGATCTTGACCGGCAACGGCAGCTCTCAGATGCAGGGCATCCTGACCACGCCCGGCATCGGCACGTACCGGCCCGGCGTCGGATCGACGGACGCCAAACTGATCACCGTCCGCAAAGCCAGGACTCAGGCTGAGCTGGCGCTTTACCCGCCGGACTCGATCGTGATGTCGCCCCTCGACTGGCAGGACATCCAGCTCGACGAGGACAAGAACGGCCAGTTCCGCGTCATCACCAGCGTCCAGGACCCCGGCGCGCCGCTGCGTCTGTGGGGCCTGACCGTCGTCACCTCCGTCGCCATGAGCGCGGGCACCGCGCTGCTCGGTGGTTTCCGCGCCGGGGCCACGCTGTGGGAGCGGCAGGGCGTGACGATCCTCATGAGCGATTCGCACGCGAACTTCTTCATCGAGAACACCATCGCGATCCTCGCCGAGCGCCGCGCCAACGTCGCCGTGCACACCCCGGCCAGCTTCGTGAAGATCACGTTCGCCGCCGCCACCGCCTGACCTGGCCCCACCACCACGACACCGTGAGGAGGCCAGCGATGGCCGCACGCAAGAACCCCGACGAGCAGCCGACTTCGGCGGCCGTCGTCCGCACGCAGGAGTACGCCGCCGGCGTCGGTTACGAAGTTGGCCAGACCGCGCCGGACGACGCGTACCGCGCACTGGACGACCACAGCGCGCCGACCGGCCCGGTCGTCCACTCCCACCCCGGCGGCCATGCCCGGCTGATCGTCGCCAAGGGCGCCACGGTCACCGAGGGCGCCCGGCGTGAGCTGGACGCGGCCAGCACCGAGCAGGCCGAGGGCTGACGTGTACTGCTCCGTGGCACAGGCGCGCACCGCGGGGTGCACCGGGTCGGACCCGGAGGTCACCGCGTGGATCACGGCTGCCATGGAGCGGATCACCGCGTACACCCGGCAGCTCTTCGAGCCGACGGTGATGGCGGTGGTCGCGGACGTGGCGCCGGGGGGGCTGGTGCTCCTCCCGCGCCGCGTCCGCACGGTCACCACCGTGACGCCCGTCTGCGACGGGTACGACGCCCCGTCGCTTCCGTCGTCGGCGTACCGCGTCACCTCGTCTGACGTGTTCGGACAGGTCGATGCCGTGCACCTCGCGTGGGGCGGCTGGGACGACCTTGTCGTCGGGGCCGAGTCATGGAACGGCGGGTGGGTCGGCCTGTTCGACAGGCTGGGAGCGGAGCAAGCGCATGTACTTGGGGAATTCGGGGTCGTCCCGACGCCGCCGGTCGTAGCGCCAGCCACCGCGCTCCTCGCCGCGCACGTCCAGGCGCAGGCCGCGCCGTCCGACGCCGACGCCGCCCGTGACCCGCGGCTCGACGTGGACGACGAGGGCAACAACGTCCACATCGAGGACACCTCCGACGAGGCGACGCCCGTCGTCTCGGCTGCCGCGTCGACCGGATCGACGCAGGTAGACGCCCTCCTCGCCCCCTACCTCAACAGCGGCTCGCTGGTCTTGGGGGGCGTGTGATGGCTCGGTACTTCGACACGTCCGCGTCCGCCCGGATCAACACGCGCGCGTATGAGCGGGGCCTCCGGCGCTACCTCGGCCGCATGTCCGACGACGTGCGGAAGGCCGTGGAGCGCACCGGCACCGACGTGCAGAACGAGGCGCGCAGGTTGGCGCCGGTCGACACGGGTCGACTCCGTTCCTCCATCGTCGCGCGGCAGACCGGCGGCGGTCGCCGCGTCGGCTACGAGGTCGGCACGAACGTCAACTACGCAGCGGCGGTCGAGTACGGGACAGCGCCGCACGTCATCGTGCCGAAGAACAAGAAGGCATTGGCGTGGCCCGGCGCCGCGCACCCGGTCACCAAGGTCAACCACCCCGGCACCGCCGCCCGACCCTTCCTGCGGCCAGCCGTGGAGAAGACCTCGTTCTTCTTCCGCTTCCACATGGCCGGTATCCGGGGAGGCCGCTGATGGCCGCGACCACCTCCGGCGCCCTGAAGGCATACGTGGAATCGCTCGGCAGCGGTGTACCGGTCTTCCGCGACGGGCCGCGGCCGGGGCAGGCCGAGCCGTACATCGTCGTGCAGGAGGCCGTCAGCGTCGGCCTCGACAGCCGCGCGAACGGCGACTTCGGCGACCCGGCGGCCGAGATCAACATCACCGAAGTGGCGACCGTCGACCTGATCGAACGGGCCCGCACCAAGACCGGCGCCCGCACCGCCAAGAACGCCGAGCGGTACGGCCTCGCCGAATCCCTCGCCCACGCGCTGCACGGCTGCCGTCTCCCCGCGCACCCCGCGCCCGTGCACGGCGTACGCGTGACCGGCTTCGACCGCTTCCCGATCTCCGACAACCGCATCCGGACCTCCATCCCCGTCGAGATCCGGCGCGGCCTGCTCCCCGCCGAGGTGACCCCCGCATGACCTCCATGTACATCGCCCTTGACCGGGCCGAAGTCGTCCTCTGCCTCGACCGGCGCATCCCTGCGCAGCCCGGTCGGCCGATGGTCCGCGTGCCTGCGGATGCGGAGGTGCAGACCGGTGGCGTCGCCGTCCGTCGCGTCGAAGGCCAGCCCGGCTACCTCTACTACCTGCTCGACGGCTGCATATACGAGCAGGACGCCGGCCGCCTGGACGACCTCCCCGACCACATCCCGGGGGCCGTGCTGACGGTCGTGCCGGGTGACATCCCGCCGGACCGGCCGCCGTGGACCACGCCCGATTTTCCGCCTGCTGCGCCGCCGTCGGCGGAGCCGAGCACGGACACCCCAGCCGAATAGGGCCGGACCCCGGCACCAGGAAGGACACCCGATATGCCGATCAGCCGAGTGACCAAGCTCTACGCGGTCGAGGACGCCAAGATCTTCCCACTGCTGTCAGACCCCGCCGGCGGTACGCCGTCGTACGGGGCTGGCATCGACGTGCCTGGAATCAAGCAGATGGAGATCTCTGGCGACGTCGAGGTCAAGGAACTGCGTGGGGACAACGGTCTCCTCGACAGCGACGCGGCGATCTCAAACGTGACGGTCAAGTACCCGCACGCAAAGCTCAGCTTCGATGTGCTGGTGGCGCTCATGTCCAGCACCGTCACCGACTCCGGGACCGCCCCGTCGCAGAAGTCGCGGTGGCTGATGAAACAGGGCACCAAGCCTCTCCCGTACAAGCTCGAGGGCAAGACGCCCGTGAGCGGCGGCGACATCATCGGCGGTGACGTGCACTTCAACCTCTTCAAGTGCGTCATGTCGTCGTTCCCTGGTCTCGGTTTCGCCGAGGAGGACTACCGGGCGATCGAAAACGAGGCCCGGTGCGTGCCGCTGGCCAGCACGGGTGAATGGGTCGACGCCGTGATCAACGAGACCGCGACGCCCATCGTCACCGCCGCCACTCCGTGACCGCCGGGCGGGCCGCTCCGTCGCCGTCCGCCCGGCCCCGCTCCATCCGCAGGCCGAAACCCGGCACTGACCTCAGGGATTCACAATGACCACTGGCCTTGACCTGCTCGCCGAGGGCGGGACGATCACCCTCACCGACGGCACCGAGGTGCCGCTCCGCTACTCCTTCCGGGCCCTCGCCCTGCTGGAAGCCCGCTTCGGCAGCGTCGCCGCCGTACAAGATGCGATCGACAGCACGGGCAAGGGCGCGGCGTTCGGCCCGCTCATGCAGATCATCGGCGCTGGGAGCATCGGCCCCGGCGGGTTCGAGCCTCACATCCGTGAGCACCAGGACGCCAAGGGCGAGCGCCGCGTCTCCGGCGACATCGTGTTCCGCCGCCGCACCGACGGCTCCGACCTCGCCGATCTGCTGCACCCCGGCCGCCTCGACGAGTACACGTCGGCGTTCACCGCCGCCCTCGAACGAGCCCTCCAGAGCCAGGGAAACGGCGCGGCGGTGGCGAGCGCCGCGATCCCAGTGACGACCGTTTCCCCTGGTCTGACCTCTACTACCTCGCCGTCGGTGCCCTCCACATTCAGCCCGACCGCTTCTGGGACATGACGCTGCACCAGCTCCTGACGCTGGCCGACCAGCACCGCGCCGCGCACCGCGGCAGCGATGACCGTCCCACCCCGTCTGACGGCAGCTCCCTTATGGGGCTGGCCATGATGCGCCGCGCTTGAGAGGAGGGCCCGCGATGTCGGCTGAGGAAATCAATCTCCCCAACCTCGTCTCGCACTTGCAGGTCAACCTGCAAGGGACGTCCGGCGTCATCGCGGACGCCGCTCGGCAGGGATCGTCCGTCGGCGCGGCACTGGGGTCCTCGCTTCGAGACACGCTCCGGGACCAACTCGCCTACCTGCCCGAGGTCGAACTCGACGCGGACTCCAGCGAGCTGGACCGGGACCTCGACCGCGTGCGCCGCGACCTTCAGCGGCTTGCCGACCAGCGCATCGGCGTCGACATCTCCATCGAGGACGCGCTCCGTCAGATGGAGCGCCTGGAGCCGCACCTCGACCGCCTTGCGCATCAGCACCCGAGCGTGGTCGTACGAGGCGCCGTCGGCGGTGCTCTCGCCGATCTCGCCGAGGTCCGCGAGGCCGCGCGAGCGGTCGACGACACCGACATCGAGATCGACGCCCACGTCAACACGCGCGACTCCGAGGCGGGTGTGGGTCGCCTGCGTGGCGCCCTATCCCGGCTCGGTGAGATGGGCGGCAGCATCGCCGGGGTCGCCGCCCCGTTCCTCAAGGTCGCTGCGGCGATCGGTGCTGCTGTGCCGCTCGCCGGCGGTCTGGCCACGACGGTGGCCAGCATCGCGCCAGCCGCAGGTGTCGGGGCGACGGGCCTGCTTGCGCTGGTGACCTTGGCGGGCACCATCAAGATCGCATTCTCGGGGGTAGGCGACGCGATTAGCGCGGCGTTCGATCCGTCGAAGCCGGAGGCGTACGCCGAGGCGCTGAAGAAGCTCAGCCCCAACGCCCGCAGCTTCGTCGAGCAACTGCGCTCGATGTCGCCCGAGCTGGACAAGATCAAGCGCGCCGTTCAGGATCGCGTCTTCGCCGGACTGGACACGCAGCTCAAGAGCACCGCGTCGGCGACGCTGCCGGTGTTCCGGCAGGCTCTCACCTCGTCGGCCACGACTCTCAACCAGATGGCCAGCGGGGTCCTGACGACCGCTCGGCACCTCGGCCAGTCCGGCACGCTCGGCGCCGCGCTCAAGGGCGCCACGCAAGGGCTGAGCGGCTTCTCGAAGCTGCCGTCGGTGCTGGTGCAAGGGCTGGTGCAGGTCGGTGCCGCGGCGGCGCCCGCCTTCAAGCGGCTCGGTGACGCTGCATCGTCCGGTCTCGGTTCCCTCTCGCAGAAGATGGACGCCGCGTTCAAGAGCGGCGCGATGCGGCAGGCCATCGAGCAGGCGATCAGCCTGGTCAAGCAGTTGATCCAGGTGGCGGGCAACATCGCGTCGATCTTCGCGAGCGTCTTCCAGGCCGCGCAGGTCAGCGGCGGCGGGTTCGTCGGGATGCTCCAGACGATCACCGGCAGCATGAAGACGGCGTTCGCCAGCCCGGAGGTTCAGGGTGGCTTGCGTGCCCTCTTCAGCACCATGGCGCAGCTCGCCCGTACCGCTGGACCTTTGCTCGCGCAGGCGCTCGGCGTGGTCGGGCAGGTGCTCGCCAAGCTGGGCCCGCCCGCACAGACCTTGATCCGGGCGCTCGGTACTGCGCTTCAGCCCGTGATCCGCGCGCTCGGCCCCGTCTTGGTGCAGGCGGCGGGCGCCGTCGGCCAACTCGTCGTGGCCTGCGCCCCGCTGATCACGGCCGTGGGTCAGATCGTCGCCGCGATCTTGCCCGCGCTCGGCCCCGTGTTCGGTGCCCTCGGCAAGATCTTCGCCGCGCTCGCGCCGATCATCTCGCAGATCGCGACGGGCATCGCCGCGTACCTGTCGCCGGTCCTCTCTGGCCTGGCACAGGTCATCGGCCAGTTGATCTCAGGGGTCGCTGATCAGCTCGTCGTCATCCTCAAGAGCCTCGCCCCCCTCGCGCCGCAGATCGCGCAGGCCATGGGTGCCATGGGGCAGGCCATCGGGCAGGTGCTCGTAGCCGTCGCGCCGCTGCTCCCCGCGATCATGCAGCTCGGGACGCAGCTCATCGCCGGGCTGCTCCCCGCAATCCTGCCGCTGGTGCAACCGCTGCTGCGCATCGCCACCGTCCTGATTCAGATGGCGGCGGTCGCCATCGGGCAGTACGCGGTCCCCGCCATCCAGGGCCTCGTCGGCTTCATCAACGGGCTGGGGAGCGCTTTCGGCCCCGGCATCGCCGCCGTCCGGGCGCTCGTCAAAGCGATCAGCGTCCCGTTCGAGTGGCTGTACGACCACCTCGTCGGGCACAGCGTCATCCCAGATTTGGTCCGCGGCATCACCTCCTGGCTCGCCGGACTACCCGGCAAAGCACTGTCGGCGATCTCCTCGCTCCCCGGCTTCCTGGCGCGGAAGGCAGTCGAGGCCGCCCGTAGCTTCCGGTCGGCTGTCGAGTCCGGTGTCAGCTCCGCCCTAGCGTGGCTGCGGAGCGTACCCGGCCGCGCGATCTCCGCGCTCGGTGACCTCGGCGGCGTCCTGCGGGGCGCTGGCGCCTCCCTTGTCCGGGGTCTCATCCGCGGTATCGAGTCGGCAATCGGCGGCGTCCAGTCCGTGCTTGGCCGCCTGACAGCGATGATCCCTGATTGGAAGGGCCCGAAGCGCAAGGACGCGAGCCTGCTCACCCCGGCCGGTAAGACGCTGATCAGGGGCCTGATCGACGGCATCACCGCGTCGACCTCCTCCCTGAAGAGCAAGCTGTCTCAGGTCACCACGCTGATCGAGCGCGCGATCACCATCAACGCGGGCAACAGACGCAAGCGGGGCGGCCTCACCTCTCTGCTCGGGCGGGTCAAGAAGGACAATCAGGCGTTGGTCAGCCTCGCTGTGCGGCGCGACGCCGCAGCGAAGCGCCTGGCCGATGCAACGAAGAAGCTGAACGATCTCGTAGCCGAGCGGAACAAGACCGCGAAGGAAGCCACGGATCGGGTGCTCGGCGAGGCGAACATCGTCCAGGGCCACGAGCAGACGAACAGCGTCGCCGCGATCACCGTCGGCCTTCAGCAGTCGCTCGCCAAGACGAAGCGCTTTGCCGACACCCTCGCCGCGCTGAAGAAGAAGGGCGTCCGCGCAGACCTGCTGAAGCAGCTCTCCGATGCGGGTGTCGAGGGTGGCTCGGCCACGGCCGACGCCCTCAACCGGGCGACGCCGAAGGAACTCGCGCGGATCAACGACCTTCAGAAGCAGCTTGCCGGATCGGCGACCAAGGTCGGCAACACGATCGCTGACCAAATGTACGGCTCCGGCATCCGCGCCGCTCAGGGCCTCGTCAACGGCATCAAGGTCTCGCAGAAGGCCATTGAGGCGCAGATGATTCGCATCGCCAAGGGGATGCAGGGCGCCATCAAAAAGGCCCTCGGCATCCGGTCCCCCTCGAAGGTCTTCACAGAGATCGGGCGGCAGACCGGCGAGGGTCTGCGCCGCGGCATGCTCGCCACGACAGGCGCCGTGGCCGCCGCGTCTGCCGCGATGGCCGGTGCCGCGACCGGCGCCGCTCGTGCCGCGACGGCCGTCCCGGCACCGGGAGCGCTGGCCGCTGCGGTGCCGACCGCCGGGCCGACGACCAACGTCTTCAACCTGCACCAGACCGACGCCACCCCGGACGGCATCCTGCGCGCCCTGTCGTGGGCTGGCCTCGTAGGGAGGCGGTGACTGTGCCCTCGTCCGAGGCGATCGGCCGTATCCAGTGGGGCGACATGCTGTTCGGCCCCGGCACGCCGTACGGCGTCGAGGCCCTGCTCGGCATCGACGACCTGCCGGACGTACGCGGCGACGACAGTGACCGGCCGAACCAGCACGGCACATACTCCGGACCGGACTACACCGGGGCCCGCGTGATCCAACTCGGGCTAGCCATCCGCGGTGACGACCCGACGCACCTTCGCGCGCTGAAGATGGCACTGCGCGCGGCGACGCAGCCCGGCCAGACGCCGGCGCCGCTCCAGCTGCTGGACTGGGACCTCCTCGCGTACGGCAAGGTCAGGAAGCGCAGCATCCCGTACGACGCCCATTACCTGTGGCGCGTCGGCGAAGCCGCCATCGAGTGGTACTGCCCCGACCCGCGGCTGTACTCCCTCGCCGAGCACACCGCCAGCACGACGGCGTACAGTCCGGCGGCTGGCCGCACCTACCCGCTCACCTTCCCGCGGTCGTACGGCGATGCAGGGTCGGCCGGGCGGATCACCGCCTACAACGGCGGCTCGGCCGAGGCATACCCGGTCCTGCGGATCGACGGGCCCGTCGCCGCCCCGGTCATCGAGCACACCACCGGAACTCTCACCTTCACCGCGGCGGCCGTCCTCCGCCAGGGCGAGTACCTGGTCATTGACACCCGCGCTCGCGCCGTCCTGCTGATGGGCAGCGCACCACGCCGCGACTGGGTGCAAGGCGGCTCTCGGTGGCCGGTGCTGGCGCCGGGCCCGACCGAGATCGCATTCCGCGGGGCGGCGCTGCCTGGTGCGTCCGGCCAGTCCGCTCTTCTCACCGTCACCTGGCGCGACACGAGTCTGTAGGAAAGGGGGCCTGTGATGGCCGAAGTGAATCCGCCCTCGTGGGCACAGGCCGGGTCGTATCCGGCGCGGAATGACAGGCTGGGCGCCATTTCGGCGATGCTGTGCTATCCCGCTTTCGCGGCTGACGAGGCGGCGCCTCTGCGTATTCGGCAGGGTGTCAAGCCGTCGTATCAGAATTACCAGCTCAAGGTGCGGCCGACGCCGACGCCCACCATGTCCGTCATCGTGAGCGCCGGATACTGCTGGATCGACAATCACGATTTGAGTGGATTCGGCGCGTACTGCTGCGTCAACGACGCAGACGAACCGCTAGCCATCGCGCCTGCGGGGGGTGCTGGCCAGTACCGCAAGGACGCCGTCGTCGCGTCGGTGTATGACGCCGAGACGAGCGGCAGCGTAAGCGAATGGCGGCTGGAGGTGATCCAGGGCGCATACGCGGCGTCGGCTGGCGCAGCGCAGATTCCGTCGACTCCTGCATCGGCGCTGATTCTGGGCGTGGTCTCGGTCGGGCCGGGGCAAACGACCGTGACGGCGGCGTCCATCTCAGACATCCGAAATTACTCGGTGTCGGTAGGCGGAATTCTTCCGGTCTCGTCGAGTAGCACCCTCCCCCGGCCGCACCCGGGTCAGGTCATGTACCACACGGATACTGACGCTTTTCAGTACGGCCGATCGGACGGGACTGTCGCCATCCTGCACCGGGATTCAGGGTGGCTGACGCTTCCATTTCCGACCGGCTACACGTCATTCTCCACCAATGCCTACGCTGTGCAGATTAGGAAGGTCCGCGATCAGGTGTTCTTGCGGGGGCGTATGACTCGTACCGCGGGCACCATTCCCGATCTGGCGACGTTCGCAGGATGGATTCCTTCCGACTACCGACCTCGCCAGTCAGTTACGTCCTACCAAGATGTGACAGCTATCTGTGGCGCGGGAGGCACTACCCCTTCTGGTCTGCTGCGATGTGAGGTCTTGGGGAATGGCGATTTCCGCATTGGAGGGGCTATCAGTTCCTCGTGGATCGGCTTTCCCTCTACGACATGGTGGGCCGACTGATGGCCGAGATCCTAACCGAATGGCTAAGTCCCGGTGCGGTGGAAACGCACACATACACCTACCTGTTCTGCGACCTGCGCACGGACACGGTGCTCGCCGAGCTGCCGCTCCGGGGCGTGAAGCACAGTACGGAGCTGAACGGCATCGGCGCTCTGTCGGCGGTCGTGCCCTACACCGCCGACACTTTTCCGCTCGACCCGGACACCGCCACGCGCCCCGGGCGTACGGCGGTGTATGTCGACCGGGATGGCGTCATCATGTGGGGCGGCATCATCTGGGCACGCGATCGCGCCGAGGGCGGAAAGCAAATTCAAGCCGCTGAATTCCTGTCGTACTACCAGCGGCGCTTCGTCAAGAAGACGCTTTCGACTGACCCGTCGGTGCTGCTCGACGCGCGGTATGTGCCCGACGGACAGAAGTTGTATCCCGATCAGCGGTTCATTGTCTGGTCCCTGCTGCGGTATGCCGAGACACAGGTAGGCGGGAACGTAGGGATCGACATTCTCAGCATGGTGCCCGATCCGAATACGGGTGTGTTCCCGACGGTCACGTATTTCGGGTACGAGCGGCCCGCCATCTACGACTGCATCGTCGCGTTGGCGAAAGCCGATAATGGCTTCGACTTCGGGATTGATGTGCGCTGGACGCAGCCCGGCAACAACGAGCCTCCGCGTCGAGTGCGCGAAATGAAGGTCTGGTACCCGCGGCGTGGCCGGCAGTCGGCGGCCGAGTCCGGGCTCTACTTCTCCAGCGGCGGGCCGGAGCCGTCGATCTTGTCGTACACGTGGCCGGAGAACGGGACCGAACTGTCCACTGAAGTGAGCGCGCTCGGTGCCGGGAACGGCGAGGCAAAGCTCGTGTCGGTCCAGCAGGCCGCCGACCTGATCGCCGCCGGGTATCCGCTGATCGAGGCCGTGACGACGTACTCGGACGTGGTCGAGCAGGCCCGGTTGGACGCAACGGCGCGGGCCGATCTCGCGGCGCGGACGCAGGCCGACGTGCAGCCGAGCTTCGAGGTGATGGCGGACGCCGACCCGGCGTACGGCTCGTACAGCGTGGGCGACGTGGCGCGCTTCGTGATCGCGCCGGACGAGCAGACCCCGGCCGGCCGGTCGGCGGAGCTGCGCATCCTGTCCATCGAGGCGACGCCCGGTGCGGGGGCCGAGCGGATCACGCTGAAGTGTGGGGCGGTGTGATGCCGCAGTACGCGAAGCAGCGTGATCCGATGGAGCGATTGGCGATTCTGGAGGATCGTCTCGCGCTGCTGGAGCGCGTCGGTCGCACGACCAGCGAAGTGCCCTTCTTCCCGACCTCCGCCCATGGGCTGTTCTGGGAGGACACGGCGGCTTTCGCCACCACGTGGGAGACGATCATCACCCCTCGCGCCGCCGTCGTCTCCTTGGGCCTGGTGTTCATCGGTGACCTCGTCGGCAGCGTGTACACGGGCGGTGCGTGGCAGGTCGTGGTGAACGACGGCGCGGCCGTCGTCGGCTCCGGGGCTGTTCCTGCGTCCGCGACGTACGCCCTGCCGACGGTGTCCATCGACCTCGGCCCGTACCGCGGTGCTCCTGACCTGAAGATCCAGATCCAGACCCGGCGCACCAGCGGCGCCACGACCGGCGGCCGGTACGGCGGTGGCGGAGCCATCGGCAGCGCGCCCCGTTTCGCGCGCCAACTCTGAGAGGAAGACCATGACCAGATCAGGCCCGCAGAAGTACCCCGGAGCGTCGACCGCGTACTGGTACCAGGGCCGGTACGGCGGCGACGCGATGGAGACCAACACGCTCGTGTGGCACACGACGGAAGGCCGTACGCTGCCGTCGTACGACGGCGGTCGGTCGGCGCCGACCTTCACCGCGGTCCCGGACTTCGCCGCGCGCAAGCTGCGCTGGTACCAGCACTTCGACTTCGACACCTCCGCCCGCGCGCTCGAAAACAGGGCCGGCGGAGTAGAGACCAACACGTTGAACGTGGGCCAAGTCGAGTTGGTCGCCACCTGCGACCCGGACACCCACCGGCGGTGGGGCTCCACGCCGCACCTCTACACCCCCGAGCTGCCGAGCTGGGTGATCAGAGACCTCGGCGACTTCGCGCGGTGGGCCCGCGACCACCACAGCGTGCCCTTGACCTGCGGTGTGCAATGGCGGGCCTACCCATCCAGCTACGGCGCGTCCAGCGTCCGCATGAGCAACGCGGCGTGGACGAACTATCGCGGGCACTGCGGCCATCAGCACGTGCCCGAGCAATCCCACGGCGATCCGGGCCAGTTCCCGATGTCCGCCATTCTCGCCGCCGCCAAGGGCGGCCCGACCCCGGAGGACGACATGGCGCTGAGCGACGCCGACGTACGAAAGATTTGGGCGTACCCCCTGATCAACCCCATCGACAAGACGCAGGACAACACGAGGCAGGCAGGAACGTATCTGCGGTACGCCGATCACCGGCAGGTGACGCTGCTCGGCCGCCTCGACTCCGCCCTCGCCCGCCTCGACCACATCGAGGCCGCGCTCAAGACCATCACCGACCGGCTCAACGCCGACTCCTGAAGGGGACCTCATGACCACCGCAGCATTCTGGAAGGCCACTTTCGAGCGCATCGTCCGCACCTTCGCTCAGTCCCTGCTCGCCATCCTCGGCGCCGGCGCGACGGGCGTCATCGATGCCCCGTGGCTCGGCGCCCTGTCGGCCGCCGGGCTCGCCGCGGTCCTGGCCTTGCTCACTGCCGTCGCGACCAGCGGCGGGGCCACGGTCGGGCCGGGCATCACCGAGGTCGCGGTCGACCGTCCGAGACTGATCCCGTAGGAGGTGCTGATGACGACGCATCCGTCGCCGTCGGACCCGGCCGCAGTAGCGGTCGAACTGGAGCGCCTGCGTAGTTCTGTCGACGTAGGGTTCGCCCGTGTCGACGGGAGCCTCGCTCTGCTGGTGCAGCGATCTGACCAGACCGACCGCGCTATCGCCGATCACGAGTCCCGGCTCGATGCGCTGGAGCGGAATCGGTGGCCGCTGCCGTCGCTGGCTGTGCTGGTGTCGGTGGTCGGAGCGGCTGTGACGATCTGGACCGCGGCCGGCCGGTAGCCCCCTGTGCCCCGTCTGCTCGGGTGCAGGCGGGGCACAGGACTGAGCAGGTCACACGTCAGCGAGCGTCCGCAGCACTTCGCGCGTGTCGGACAGATCAGATAGGACCACGTCCGCCCCTGCCGCGCGCAGCTCGTCCGCATTGCTACGGCCGGTCGCCACACCTACGGCCCGTACACCAGCCGTGAGGCCCGCCTCTATGTCTGCGGGCGTATCGCCGACGAGCACAGCTTCGACCGCCTGGTGATCTACGCGCTTCAGAGCGATCGTCACCAGCTCAGCACGCTCCTCGGCATCTTCGCCGTACGCGCCGACCGACAGATCGAGGTGGTGGTCCAGGCCGAAGGTGGCCACCTTGACCTCCGCGGCCACGCGAATGTTGCCGGTCACCACAGTCTGAAGGAGCCCCCGATCCGCCAGCGCATCGAGGGCCGAGGCGGCGCCATCCAGCGCGTGGCCACGCTCCCGGAGGTCGGCCGCGCGCCGGACGTGTCCCTCGCCGAGCGCCTGCGCAAACGCTTCGAAGTCCTCCCGCGTGGTGGTGAGCCCGTGCAGCTTGGCTGTCTCACGGAAGATGACCGGCTCCGTCAGGCCGTCGATCTTCGCCTGGTCCTTCATCTCCAGGCCGGTCACCTGGCGGAACGCCGCTGCGAACAGGGCGCGCCCGACGCCGCGTGTGTCCACGAGAGTGTGGTCGATGTCCCAGAGCACGAGCTGTGCCATCTGTGCACTCCTCAGTCCGCCGTCTGCTTCACACGTTAGTGAATGCCCTACGCCGCCAGCGCTCAGGCTCCTACTCTGCAACTGAACCATCGTGGACGGAGGGAGCGGAGCATGGTCGCTCCAGACCTGCCCATCGGGGACAGGATTCGCCACTATCGCAAGAGCCGTCAGCAAGACGTAGTCGCCGGCCTCGTCGGCATCACGCCCGACTACCTCTCTCAGATCGAACGCGGCCTCAAAGTACCGTCCCTTCAGATTCTCTACGCCATTGCCCGGGAGCTTGGAGTGCCCATCGCCGCCCTGCTTTCAGACGAAGCTGTCACGGCCCCGGCTCCGCCGCCTACGGCGGAGACCAGTGTGGTGCGGGCCCTCATGGGCTACGGCCCGGCACTGAGCACGCCCCCATCCAGCCCGCGCGATCTACGCGAGCGGATCGAGGCCGCATGGCGCAGCTGGCAGACCTCTCCCACGCGATTCACCGATGCCGCTCAAGCCTTACCCGTGCTGATCGCTGAAGTCGAGCATTCGGTACGCGCGCATCGCTCGGGCCCGGATGCTCAGACGCGCCGTCAGGTGCTTCGAGCGGCGGCCGATCTGTACTTCCTCCTCCGGTCCTACCTGCGACGGACCGGTCGGCTGGACCTGTCGCTCATGGTCGCGGACCGAGCGGTGCGGGCAGCGGAGGACGCGGACGACCCGCTGCGTGTGGCTGCGGCGCAGTGGAATCTCGGGCATGTCCTGCTGGCCACGGATGAGACGGATGGGGCCGAGCACGTCGCCATGCACGGCATCGAGACCCTGCACGCCGAGGTTCCGGCCAGTGTGGAGCGCGAGGCGATGACAGGGGCTCTGCATCTGGTGACGGTCGTCGCTGCCTCCAGGCGCCGGGACTGGACCGCGGCGCGCGACCGCCTCCGTAAGAGGGCAGCGCCCGCCGCTGCCAACGTCGGCGAGGGAAACTTCTTGTGGACCGTGTTCGGTCCGACGAACGTCGACCTTCACCGTGTGTCCGTTGAGATGGAGGCTGGCGAGGTGAGCGAGGCGCTGCACCTGGCGGACAAGGTGGATACGGCCCGAGTGCAGTCGATCGAGCGGGAGTTCACCTTCACGCTGGAGGTGGCGCGCTGCTACGACCTGCGGCGGGAGGACGCCGCGACCCTGCTGCACCTGCTGCAACTTGAGTCGCTGGCCCCAGAAGACCTGGCGCGCACGCCCATGGCTCGCGCTCTGGTACTGAGCTTGATCCGCCGAGCGCGGGCCATGCACGCGCGCCAAGCCGAAAGCCTGGCCCACCGACTTGGCGTGCTGTAGCAGCCGAGCCCGTAGTACGCCCGAACTCACAGTTCGGGTCAGCGGCCCGCGGGGTGCCTACGGTCCTCACATGACGACCAAGCCGACCGCGGCCGAGGCCGGCGCGGCCTGGCTCGCGCAGTGCAGCGACCAGCCTGCGGCCGTACGCAGAGCGTGGGCGGCCGACGCGTTGGCTCCATTGCGGTCCGACATATGGCGCGTCGTCGAGGCCGATCTCCTACGGTCTGTCGACGCCATGCGCCCGCTCAGCCGCGCCGGCGTACTGGGCCCCGTCCTCGTCTCCGCTGAGAGTCGGCGCGCGTGGTGGCTCACCTCCCTGAGCGCCGAGGACCACCTCGACGACCTGCCCGCGCTCACCGTCCGCCCGGTCCGGTGGCCGCTGCTCTGTCCCGAGGTGGGGCACAGCGTGTACGGCCGCGGGTGGTTGGAGGCACCGGATGGTACCGGCAAGCTCACTGACCCCGTCGCGTTGGGCGCCGTGTTCGGCCCGACCAGCTCTCTCTCTGCGGAGGCATTCTGATGACCACCCCGCCGCCCCTCGCGTTCATCTACGACCGCAACGTGATCCAGAGCACTCAGCACCTCGACATGCGGTTGACTGGCTGCCGCAACTATGCCGATCGACACGGCTGGGTGGTAGCTGACCAGTGGATCGATCTTGGCGACGATGCCTTGGAAGAGGCGCGACCCCGCTTTGGCGCCCTTTTGGAGATCATGCGCAGGGAGGCCCCGTTCCGGCCGGTGATCTGCCTTGTGCACAACTGGAGCCGTCTAGCGCATGACGGTGGCCTGCGCAGTGCCCTTCAGACGCGCGTTGCACTGGCCGGCGGATACTGCGCGACGACGTTCGACGAGTCCGACGAGAGGTCTCACGCCGTGCTCGTCGGCCGCGGCGATGCCTGA